GCCATCAAATGGCTGACCGAGGAAGAGCAGAATTACTCCTATTTCCGCTTCAATCGAGACGCATTGCTGCGTACGGACGCCAAGACCCGCTCCGAAACGCTAGAAAAGCGCATCTTTAGCGGCCAGCTCACGCCCAACGAAGCGCGCCAGATCGAGGATATGCCAGCCTACCAGGGCGGCGATAAGTTCTATGTCCCTGCCAACATGCAATCGGTAGCGACGACCAGCACGACCAGGAATGCGGGAGGCAATGAAGATGGCAACAATGGATCCAATTGAAGATCATGCTGAAGACGCTGTTCCGCCAGAGGAACATTTGCGCGCAAATCATCACGCGCCGATCCGCTGCTTCGAAGGCGACGCGAAGCCACACGAGCCTTTCTGGCGCTGGCGGAATGCGGACGAAACCCTGCCGGAGGCAGATCTCGAACCAGTTGCGGAGCCGGAAGCGCAATCATCAGGCGAGCCTGAGATGGAGCTGTATGGCTATATCTCGGAATATTCCTGGTTCGAGGATGACATCACCCCGCGCATATTCAAGGATGACCTGTACCGCTATGGCCAGGGCGGGCCGATCACATTGCGGCTCAACTCCGGAGGCGGGGACCTGATTGCGGCCAGCGTGATCAAGGCGATCCTGATGGATTATCCAGGGCGGGTGACGGTGAAGATCGACGGCCTGGCCGCGTCGGCGGCCACCGTGGTGGCGATCACGGGAGACCGGGTATGGATCAATGAGAGCGCGTATTTCATGATCCACGACCCGCTGGTAATGTTTGTTAATGCGGTGCTCACCATTGAGGAAATGAGCCAGCTACTTACCCAGCTAAAATCTGCCAAGGGCGGGATCCTCGACGCCTATGTGACCAAGACTGGGCAGAACCGAGACCGGCTGGCCAAGCTGATGAGCAACGAGACCTGGATGAGCGCCAACGAGGCCGTGAACTATGGCTTTGCCGACAAGGTGCTCAAGGTCAAGAAGAGCAAGACGCAGGCCAAGAACCTGCAAAACGCAGCTATCCTGAATGCGCTGCATAACTTCGTGAACGTTCCGGCTGCCTTACTGGCTCCTGCGACTGCGCCAGAGGAGCCGGTTCGCAATCCGGTGGCGGAACGTTTCCGCGCCGAAGCCAAACTCTATGCAAAGAAGGAGAAAGAATCATGAACCTGAAGAAATACCTTGATACTGCCAACGTGGCAGAAGCGCGGGTAAGCGAGATCGCCGCGCAAATCGATACGCATTTCGAAGCCGGCGAGAACGACAAGGCGCTAGAGATGCGGCCCCTGCTGGACGAGGCGAAGGCCAAAGCCCTGTCCGCGCATAACCTGTATCTATCCATGCTCAATGCCACTTCCGGCGGTCCCGATCCGGCGCAGCGGTTCGCGCCAACGGGTGGCAATGTGCAAGTTACCCTGGACGAAGGCGACCAGGAATTTCCCAGTCCATCCGAGTTTTTCAAGGCAGTGAAAGACGCCGCTTTGCATCCATCGCGGGAAGACTCACGCCTGCGCTCGCGCAAGGTAGTCGACGCGACAGGTCTCTCCGAGGGTGTACCCGCCGATGGGGGTTACCTGCTCTCACCGACCGTTGGTCAGCCGATTATCGAGCGGATGTATAACACCGGGCAAATCCTGTCCCGGGTTGCCTCCGACCCAATCGGACCGAACTCCAACAGCGCCGCGTACGGCGGCATAGATGAGACCTCCCGTGCAAGCACGCTGTTTGGCGGCATCGTCGGCTACTGGCTGGCGGAGGGCGGGACCATCACTGCATCACAGCCGAAGTTTCGTCAGGTCGATTTGAAGCTCAAGAAAGTGGGTGCGTTATGCTACGCCACCGACGAGCAGATCGAGGACACGGTCAACCTGGCGGCATGGCTGGGGCGCACGGTCCCGAATGTGTTAAAGTTCTACGTCGAAGACGCGATCTATGAGGGTGACGGGGTGGGGAAACCCTTGGGGATCATGAATTCCCCCTGCCTGATCTCCGTGCTGCGGACGGATGCCAACAAGATCCAATTTGCAGACATTACCAACATGTGGGCGCGGCGCTGGCCTGGCTTCCAGGACTACGTGTGGCTGATCAATGCCGATACGACCCCGAGTCTTGACCAATTGGTGCTGGCCAACTCGACCGAGATTCCGACGCGGTTCATCGACTACGGCCCCGATGGCGTAATGCGCATGAAAGGCCGGCCGGTGCTCGAGGTCGAGTATGCGGCGACGGCGTTTGCGACCGGCGATATCATGCTGGCTTCGCTCTCGCAGTACCAGACGATCAATAAGGGCGACGTGAAGCAAGCGAGCTCAATTCATGTCAAGTTCACTACCGAAGAGAGCGCCTTCCGATTCACGTACAGGATCGATGGAAAGCCACTATGGCACTCGGCGCTGACGCCGCTGCACGGCTCCGCAACGCAGGGACCGTTCGTGGTCATGGCCGCCGCGTCCAGCTAAACCGATCGGTCCAACCGGTCAGTAATCAGAAGAGATTGATTGCGGAACATTTCCGCGAGGAGAAACTAAGATGAATCCTTTTGTTGGGTACGATAACTTTATCCCGCTGCTGGCGCCGGCTGATATCACGACAACCGCGACGCGCAGCTCGTATATGGACCTGAAAGGCGCCAACCGAGCGGCTTTCCTGGTCTGCTTTGGCGCAATCACCGGGACAACCACCGACACCGAGGTGGTGACCGTTGAAGCCGCTTCCGCAGTAGACGCAGCTGAGGCGGCGGTTGCCTTCAGCTACCGCCTATCCGGCGCGGTGGGGACCAACACCTGGGGAGCTATCACGGCAGCTACCACCGCCGGTGTGGCGCTGACCGTCTCCGATGACGACAAGTTGTTGTGGATTGAGATCAATCCGGATGCTATGGCAGCCAGCAAATACCGCTATGTGCGGGTGCTGCTGACTGACACGCCCGACATGGCCAACTGTGTGGTAGCAGTCATGGGCGTTCTTGACGCCAGCTACAAGCAGACTACTTTCGTTTCTGCGACGGCTTCGGCATCGGCATGATCCACGCCGGAGAGCCTTTCCCTGCTGGCTTTCCGATAGATTTAGTCGCCGGGGGCAATGGCAATGGACACAATCCTTCTGTCCATCGCCCCCTGGCGATTGTCGGAATGCATCCCAAGGGCACTGAGGATATGCCCTGGGACGATCCCAACCTGGAGGTATGGCTGTTCAATGAGGCCGCCCAAAAAGTGGAGAAGTACCCACGTTGGGATGCTCTCATTCAGATCCACAGGCCGGAGGTCTACACCAGCCTTACGAACTGGGTGAATAAGGATCACTGGCCATGGCTCCAGCAGGATCACGGGGATAAGAAAATCTACATGATGGATGTAGATCCACGCGTGCCCAACTCGGTCAAGTACCCGTTGGAAGGCGTGCTGTCCTTGATCCCCTACCACTACCTGCGCTCCAGCCCGGCGCTGGCGCTGGCGCTGGCGATCTACCTGGGATATACGGATATTAGCCTGTACGGGAGCGAGCTGTCGTCCAACACGGAGTACGGATACCAGGCAACCAACTATGCGTTTTGGATCGGGTTTGCCCATGGGCGCGGGATTGACTTAAAGCTGCGTTGCTGGCAGGCGGAATTCAACCAGCCGATCTATGGGTACGAGGGCGAAGCCCAGATCGACCGGGCGTATTTTGTAGAGCGCTTCGCCGAGCACGATCGGGCCTGGAAGACCAACGAGAATTCCCTGGCAAAGCTGAAGAACAGGCTGGACCAGGCCATGCTGGAAGCGGATTATCAAAAGGTTGGCGCGCTGTCGTTGGAGCTCCAAACGGTCGCATTGGTAGCTGGCGAATCAGCGGGCGCGATGGGGGAGGCTGAGCGCTATAGCCAGCGGGTCGATCCAATTACACGCCAGGAGTTCGAGCGGGTATCCGCACGCGCCTACAACGAAGGCGAGAAATTGCGTGAAGATATGTGGCACGCAGGCGGGAAGTGCGAATATGTGTGGAACGTCTGGAAACAGACCGGCAGGCTGGAGGCGCTGAACCAGCTGAGGGCGTTCTTGAAGGATAGGACGCAGCTGGCTTATGATACCGGCGCCAGGCTGGGGATCTACCGTGAGAATATTGGCTACTTAAGCAAATACGATGACGTGGTGACTGCCCTGGGTGGGCAGCGCGCTCTGGTGCACGTGGGTCTGGTGCAGCCGACGACGCTGGGAGTCAAGTATGAATAAGCTGATCAGCGTGATCATCCCATCGCGCAATGAGCCGTACTTGCCGCAAACGCTGGCTGAGTTATACAAGAATGCAGCGGGTATGAGCTTCCGAGGGTGAGCTAATCGGAGTGTCGAGGGAAACGATCGAGGAGTAAAAGAAAGGGATAAGATGAGTAGCAATTATGGCTAACATCCTGACGGAGCTCGAGGGGGCGGCGGTCTTGCGGTGTGAAGAGAACGACCAGAACATGCTGGACCTGCTGCCGCTGGTGGATGGGTATATTCAGTACGCCACCGGGCGGGATTGGACTGTGGACAGCCCGATCCGAGCGGAGGCTAAGGCGGCGGCGCGCATGCTGCTGGTGCGCTGGCACGAGGATCCCGGCGGGATGGCTGCCGGTGGCGCATTGGGTTATGGCCTATCTGCGGCCATGACGCAGCTCGAGGCCCTGGCATTGACACTCGAAACAACTGGCACGCCCGATGAGCCGTTGGCTATCATATCCACTAACATCGATGGTTACATGGCGGTGTCCGCCAACTTCGTGATTGTTTTCAATCACGTAATGGCTGCCGGCGCCACATCGCTGGTAACTCTGGAGGATGCCAACCTGAATATAGTTGCCTCGACCAATACATTGGGTGTTACTGCCAAGATTATGACCATTAATCCGACGAATAACCTGGTTGCTGCCTCGAGCTATACCATAGTTATCGATTATGCTCCAGATGTTTTCGGCCAGACACTTTACAAGGAGATCGCATTCACCACTGCCTGATGGGCAGTAGCACGTTTGCGCGCAAACATGATCACAAATAACAAGGTCCTTATTCAGCCAGGCGAGATGAGCGTGAAGATCACTCTGCAAACACGCACGGTGAGTTCCAATGCAGGCGGCTTCGAGACGCCGACGTGGGCCACAATCGCCGAGGTATGGAGCAGATGGATCAACGTGCATGGCTCGGAGGCCTGGGCAGCGCAGTCGGTGCAGGCTGAGCAGCCGGCGACGGTCACCATCCGATACAGATATGGAGTAGACACGACCTGCTCGGTGCTGAAAGGTTATGATCGATTCGAGATCACCTCGATCGACGACATCCGAGAGCGGCACGAATACCTCGAGCTGAAAGTGCGTCGGATGAGGAGCGGTTAAAGCAAGTCAAGTAAACAGGAAGCAGAGATTAGATTAAGGAGATATTCAATGGCAGCTTACAATAAATTTAACAGTTTCGTGGAAGACATCGCCGAGGGGGTGCACAACCTCCAGACCGGCGCGCTGACCGTGGCGCTATGCGCGGCGGCCAATGCACCCGTGGCGACTAATACGGTGCTGGCAAACCTGACGCAG